TCGTTAAAACGTTCCATAAACATCCCGTAGGCATGACCCGGTGCCAGTGGAATCACGTTGAACATCTCTGTTGCCGGGATGCCTTCCAGTACAGGCCAGAAAGAGCCATCATCAAGCCCGAGATCGCGGCGTTCGGTTGCCAGCATGATGAGATCGGCATATTTCACTGGCGTGCTCATAACAGGAGGTAACCCGTATTTCTCACGGATTACGGCGTCTATTTTTTCTTCCATCCGTTTATAGTCAGGAAGAAGGCGTTTCAGTGGTGCGGGAATGTCCTGGCAATACGCTTCTGTTGCATCATGCATTAACGCTTCAAAAGCAAATTCCTGCGGCACCAGCTGGCTGCAAAGAACCGCATGTTGGGCGACGCTGTAGAAGTGCGAAAGATGACCGGCAAAGCGACAGATATTTGAAAGGGAAACCGCGATATCGTTAATATCGATGTCGTCTTTATTTATCCTGTCATAATAAAAATGCTTCCCGGAAAAAGTTTTAATAAATGACATTTTGTTCTCCACGTATATGCGCTGCACCGCGCTGAATTCTGGTAAAAGGAAGCCCTCACCATCCGGCGATTATTGAGTAATTACGTTTCCATAAATGCCCCCGCAGGGGCATTTGCAGTAATGAAATCAGGCGGTGAAAGTACCAATAAAGGTTTCTACTTTGCTGTCTTTGAATTTCTCAACAAGCAGATCACGAAATTCGTTAGCCATTTCTTCCTGCACCGCCTCCAGCTGAATAATGCGCAGAACCAGTACCGGACGATCGCCAGTGATAATGCTGAGGCGTAATTTAAACGGACGTTCTTTCAGACCTTCAAACGGAATGCATTTAAATTCAAATGCCACTGGCATAATGTCTTTGGTCTTCGCTTCGACAGACTCCATCAGGGAGCGTTTGCCGCTGAAGTCATTATCTTCAAAATCAGCGGTCTGGTTCGCTTCAATTGTGATTTTACGGATAGCCGCCGCCGCTTTGGTTGCCTGAATGGCGTCACCATTAGCATCAAAGCCCACAAGGTAGTCGGCCCAGTCTTCAATCCATTCTGCCAGTGANTTCTGGGAGTTACGCTCGCCNTTAACAGACAACAGNGCAGAGAACGGTGCTGTCTTTTTCAGTTTGAGAGTGGCGGTGTTATCTGCGTGACCTGGTTCATCAATAGTACCCAGGTTAAGCACACTGACGGCACGCATATTATCGGCATCGATAAAGCAGCGGGTGCCTTCATCTGCAAGATCTTTAGAATAACGGGTAAAGTCATCGATGCTGGCAGTGGAAAGCGCACCACGGAAACGGAAGCGATTTAAATTAAATTTTTCCAGATCATGAATGCGGAAATTCTCAGGCAATGCCACAGCATCGGCACCAATCTTACTGATAATTTCATTAACACCCTGAGCAGAAATAAGGGCATGGATTTGATTAATTGCGGTTGCGTCTAAGTTCTGAGACATAATAAGTCCTCACTATATAAAGATATTCAGTGATGAGATAAATAATCAGTTAATTAAGAACGATATTAATGACCTGCTGCGCGGAGTTTTCCGTCAGGTTCACCGGCAAGAGTCAGTAATTGTCCCTGGTCTTCCTGCAGAATAGTCAGGCGACCACCGCGATTGACATACATCGGCGTTTCGGTGGTGTCTTCTTCGGAAATTTTCCCGCGGTTAGTCGGGCGAACATATGAGAGTTTGTGTTTGATTTTCACACGGTTCTCATCAAATGGTTCGATTTCCAGGTTGAGTGAGACCTTACCTTTGGTTTTCGTGTTCATCACACCGGAAGCGACTTCACTGAGAACTGCGCCGATTTTGGTTTCAAATACGCCGCCGTCCAGCTCCCCGATAAATGCCTGCACATCAGTACTGCGTTCGCTAGCCATTTTGCTGCTCCTNATCATATCGACCCTGCAAGGTCGGTTGGTTTCTCCACAAAACAGAGAAGAACACCTGCGGTGNCNGCCGCCCGGATGGATTGGGTTATGAGCCCGTCGTCCGGTGATGCTCTTCTCTGTTTTGTAAAAAGAGCGGTACCAGCCGGAAGCAAGTGTACAAACTGGTACCGCCAAAGCAGTGGCTGTTGTGGTGACCGGTGCTGATCTCCGGCTTGCGGTTATTTCAGACTCTCACGGGCGTTTAATTGCCCCGCCGAACAGCTCTTTTCCGCAATAGCTGCAATGTCTTTCGCGCATCAGCCTGCGCATTCACCACAACGGTAAGGGTACTTCGTAGGGATTCGAACCCTCTGCCAAGCACGGCGATCTCCGACGTCGCAAAATACCCTTACCTGTTGTGTTGGTGCCGGTTAACGGACTTGAACCGCTGGCCATTCGCTTACAAAGCGACTGCTCTACCAACTGAGCTAAACCGGCAATTTGGTGGGGAGTGATGGAGTCGAACCATCCGAGTCGCAATGACAGTAGATTTACAGTCTACCCCGCTACCCCTACGGACTAACTCCCCTAAATTGGCGATGGTGGGTGGATTCGAACCACCGACCGACAGCTTAGAAGGCTGCTGCTCTATCCTACTGAGCTACACCATCACTTGCCGGGTACGTCTCCGGCGAGGGCTTCCACCTCCGTATGCTTTTCGGCGCACCGCGCCCTGGCTGCAATTCGGTAACAGGGGATGCATAACCCTGGCTTCCAGCGTGATTAGCGCCTTCAGCATGACGGGATATACCCGTTACAAGACATTATCCAGAAAGCCATTAACCAATGGCTGTTACGCGGGAAGGACGCAACAGGTAAGGGCGCTGACCAGAAAGACCTGCCCCTTCTCATTCATCTGGTTAATCACACCAGCGCCCTTGCCTGTTATGCCTCCCCGTTCCCTAATACACAGACGGGGACACTCTGCGGTCGATTTTTTGACGGGGGACGACTCATACCCCGTGGCGTCAGGCTTCTTAGGCCGCTACCATCATCAGATCATCGTTTGCATTTACTTTAATGGTCGGGTTCTAAACCGCCGCAAAGTCGCTAACCATGACGAAAACACTGAAAAAACACCCACCCGAAGGTGGGCAAATATCCCACTCGCGGTATTGCCACTTAGGCGTATGGTCAACCTGGCAACTCGGTGTCCTCAACGGGGAAGGAATAACCCCGCCATACTTACCGCCGCGCCTGTCGCGGTTATCGCTACGTATCAACATAAAAGCCGACTGCCTGAGCAAGATTCACTTTCAAAGGCCCGCAGAAAGGAATCCATAGTCGGCTTTTATCTTGAAGCGGCTCTCTCTCCGCCCGTCACCGTCCTATCCCGGTTGTCGCGTTTGCCACGCCAGCCGTAACGAGGTTTAAAGTCTTTTCACGTTTTCATCACTCGACTGCCGTCTATGGCTGTTCGTTGCAGCGGGGGTGCCTCCCCCTGGGGATATCCCCGGCCTTACCCCCATTCTTTCAAAACACAATGCAAGGCCACATCCGCATAGGTGCATTACCGCAACGTTAAGGAGACTCAGAGTCAGCAAAATAAGAGGAAAACCCAACTCTGCGCCTCCTTAACGTTGAGGATGTGCACTGATGATGACCCGATGCAGCCTGGCCCACTTAACATACTCACTGCCAGATCATCATCAATGAACACCTTAAAAAGACCTTCCGTGGCTCAAGTCACTGTCGTTTACTCCGTAAAATGCTCTCGCTGAAACCACTTTACGCACTAAACCTGCCGGGCATGTATTTGCACGGTGCCGGAGCTTTCCCTTACCTTAAAATTTACTTTCTAACACTTAAGTTTGTTTGGTGCTGGTGGGGGAAGACAATGAAGTGACTATCAAACCCGCAAGCGACATGGGAAGCTCCCCACCAGCACGAAAAATTCTATGTTAAGTTAATCCCATAATCAACATGTTAGAAAGATAATTTTAGTTTTCTAACACATTATTTCCCGTAAAGATTTTCAACTCCACCGTTCTTCTTATCCCACTCGTTCGCCCATACCCGGCAAGCATCAATTATTTCCTGACGTCGATCGCCCTGCATGAACGGAATGCTTTCATGAAAGCTGCTTGGAATGCAGGCCACACTGAACACTGTATCAAACTCAGTCTGCTTGATTGCCTCCAACGTCTCTGGACGCATTTTCAATTCGTCGATCGGTGCATCCTTAGAGTCCATAATCCGGCGATGCAAGCGTGGAAAATCCGTTTCAAGGTACGCCATAATTTTATCTGCCAGACATTCGTCTATGTCGGTATTCCAGTCAGTTTCGAAGCCAGGAATTCGGTAGTAAAGCGGCGTTCCCCATACTGACGGGATCACATCCATCGTCAGCAGGCGGCTGGTTCTGATTTGCTGATGGTAATTTGCCGTCAGCAACGCTTCGCCACGTTGCCCAGTCTCCGCGACCAGACCATGCGGAAACTCATGGATATAGGCAATAGCTTCTCTTCCGTCATACATTAGCGGGAATGTCTCTGGCCTTTGCCCCATGCCACAGGCGCGATTCAGATCATGACCAAGCTCTGAGCACTCTCGTTTCAATGTTTCAATAATGCTCTGCGCCGCTGCTAACTTTTTACGCAGCGTGACGAGTTCGCCTTGATACTCAACGCATTGCTGATTTAGCTTGGTTAAACGCTCTTTTAGTTCCCGACGCTCTCTTTTCAGCGTGCGGTTATCTTTCTCCGCAACATCCAGTCGTTTTGTCAGGCTTGGCGGATAGTCTTTTTTGTAACGACTCAAATCGACTTCAGCAGATTTGCGCAGTGTATTTGCCTGCTCAAGACGCGCCTCCAGATTGCCGATCTCATTACGCATATTCGCGGCAAATTGATTAACAGCATCCCCCAGGCTTTCAACTGTCGCTGATACACCAGTGACTTGAGAAAAACGGATCAAGCCATCATTAACGGCTTGCTGATATTCCTCAAACTGATCCACCAGCTTATTGTAATCAACTGCCCCATCATCAAGGAGCTGGTTGATTTCCGCCACCAGGTTATCTGTAGTGGCAATGACGCTCTCATGCAGTCGCTTTGACAGGTCATCGCCCGGATTTCGTTTCTGTATAAGCGCGATTTGTGTCCGCAGCGTTTCAATTGCGGTTGAGATGATCTCCAGGCTTGATGATTCTACTTGCTGACTCATGTTTGTTCCCTTTCTTGAAATTAGTTTTCTAACATATTTTATTAGTATGCAATTTCAATAAAAAGACTCAGGCAACAAAAAACCCGCCAACTGGCGGGTTTATGACCGTTTAGACGTGTTGAAGTAGCATGTATGCCATATAAATCAAAGCTATCAGTACGACAACTACCTCTGAAATTCTAAGCGCGCGCTTTACTATCTGCCGCTCACCGTGGGGTATACCATCCGAGTATTCCTGATCCGTCATTTTCCCCAGCCAGCTTACCGATAACAGAGCTGCATTCTCACTCATCTCAAGTTCACTTACGGCCTCTCGTATAAGTGGAGCGGTTACTTTCCTGGAAGCAACTTTCATGGTTATGCTTCTGGTTCTTCCGGCGTCATCAGCAAACGTCAGATTTACGTGGTGTTTTCTGCTCAATGAACAAACTCCCAATCATTGGCTTTCGCGCTTTCCGGGGTAATGCATACCTTGTCGCCGGTAACTATGTTTCGGGCTTCTAATGCCCCATCATCCATCTTTTTAAGCTCTATACAGAAAGAATGAGGCCATGAGCAGCGACGAGCAACAACGTTAGCACCGGCAGGGATAAGTTCAGCCACGTTAAGTAAACGCAAAACGATTTCTCCGTTTAATCAAGATTTACATATTCCGTGATAGCTTTTATGGCTTCATCGGCACTGCGCGCCTCAAAGCAGTAATAGCCTGCTTCCGTGAGGCGGGTCATCCAGACGAGCTGTTCGGGAGTCAGACGGTTTCTCCCGTGCTTCATCTCAATGCGCATTCCGTGATACCCACCACGAGCAAGGTCAATAGAAAGGTCCGGATAGCCCTTCTTCTGACCTTCTGCCACCATCTTAATGGCTGTCCTTTTGCCTCTCAGGCCGCCGTTCGGTGTTGAGTGTGTGTGCTCATACACGTATCGCATGTTGCGATACAGCCAATCCAGAACGCGAACCTGTTCGTAATGTTCGTAATTCCTTTTTAGTAAGTCAGGATTTCTTTCTAACTCTCTTAGTGCAGCAGCGTGCGGGGATATTTCAGAATACGCACTATGATGCCTGCGTCTTCGAATCAAATTTCTAACACAAACTTCCTGAAATCATGATCACGATAATAACAAGAGCGTTAGTTTTATCAAAACCGGGGGAAATACTACTAAAGAGATAGGCGGATGCAACAGGTCGGACTTGTTTTTAGAGTAAATGGTGATGCGGGTCAACAAGCCGGGTAAATTGTATGTCATTTACCCAACTTGTTATTTTTAATGGTTTATTTTATCCGGTTCGTTAATTTCTGTAACCGCCTTGTCGATAGCGATCATCCATCCTTCATAGGATAAATCATCAACAAGGCCCACCAGCTTATCGTCAGTGTGCGGAAAATAAATCCATCCCCATTTCGAAGGGTTTTCTATATGCCGCAGGGTAAATACCCGCTTATAACGGTGGTATTCAAGGGCGTATCCCTTCCCTTGTGAGTACGCTTTTAAGTCGTCGATCGTAAACCTACGATTCTTTCGCATAGCTACCCCATGATTCGATATTTCTCTATCGACTCGTCGTAACTTGTGTACACATATGGCTCTGTATCATCAGCATAAGGCGCGACTTCCAGAGCATGAACGGGATTGTATACCGCGTCATTTTCCAGGCGATCGCTTGAATACAGATGCCCGGCTAAAACCGTAAGCGCCGGGCGACTCATTTTGTAGATCTCTGCCACATCACTATCTACAACTTGTCCAAATGATATGTCGCCGCGCTCCAGCAATAACGTTTTAAGCGCAGGCCACCACGGGCCATAAAGGTGATAAAGCTGTGGATCTCGTTTCAGCCTTTCCACCATACCATCCAGATATGCATCCAGAAACGCCTCTTCACTCCTGCCATTGAGCGCCTGCGGCAAAATATCCTCAAGGTAGGATTCCGTCGGTTTTACAGTGTCAATTAATGTCGTCATTCAAATCCGGCCCCGGCTGGGGCCGCTCCTTATCTGTTAAGCCGCATCGGCGATTATTTTACGCAGTTCATCTACCGAGTAACGCGTAGATACCATCCACGCCGGACGGTCAAAGTCCACATCCGCGACCGGATTCACTTCAAAATTCCAGAAACGCCCGCCAATCTTCTTAATCGCGTCTTTGGCGTTCCGTATTGTCGAGGAACCTGGTTGGTCGGCAATGAGATAAACCGCGCCAACGTCCTCGCTGACGCTCCACCAGCGCCCGCGAACACGCGCCTTAGCGCGAATCGGCTTATCATTAACCACAATGATATAGTCATCATTCGCCGCTTCATCAGCTCTGGCTTCTGCCACTGCCGCCTGCTCTTCTCTTTTGCTTTCAGCCTGTTCAAGCCTTTCCGCGATCTCTGATTCGGTGGCCCCGCCGTTTTTCAGCGATACATAGTCTTGCCACGTTGCTGATTTGAGCGCATCCGGCAACTCATTCACATAGTCACCGTCTTTCAACTCACGGGCGCGGCGGGTAGCCATTTCTACCAGGCGATTAACAGAAACAGCATCAGCAAAATCGTCCTTACTAATGTGTTTTTCATCAAATGCATTGATGACAGCCCCCACCTTAATCCACTGTGCTGCCGGTGATTCCAGGGGGTTATCAGCCTGGACAATGGCGAGTTTCGCTCCATCTACCCCATTATTCGCCAACTGTTCCAGTGCCGCCCATCCATCTGCATCACTGAGTGATTTATATTGCTCAAACAATGCATCGCGCCAGGCCACCAGCGCAGAACGTGTTTTTTCGATCTTCGTCTTAATTTTCGCTATCTTGACCTGATTAAACATCCGTTCAATATCATCGATATTGCTAAAGGCTTTCATCCTGCCCTGGAATAAACGGTATGCCAGCACGGTCCTCCAGAATGATTCCAGACCTTCTCCGGACGGTTTGCGGAACAGGCTAAGAATATCTTCAGAAGTGACTTTATTAAGCGAACGACCTGACAGACCACGCCCAGCCATCCAGTTTTCGAACTCCTTGGCAACATCATCCATCGTTGCCTGTGCGCCCCATGCCTGCATTCCCTGGATGTAATCATACCCATACAATGCCTGGAGGAATCCCTCTCCGTCCACGATATTCAGCGGGTTATCACTGGCTTGTATTTTTGCCACTTCACGCTTCAGCGCCTCATCGTTGCCATCTGGATATATCCATCGTTCAGGTGCTATATCCGATGCTCGCCCGATTTTTTGGCCTATCACGCCATCATAGGCCGATGACAGCGCGATCTGACCATCATCTGTGCGATATGCCCAGTATTTAATAGCTGACCCACCGCCCCATGCATTACCAGGTTTACCAGCAATAACATTCATTACCCCATTGCGAATAGCATCATAGAACTGATCGCGAGTAAGTATTGTTGATAGCTGGTGGCACTGAACACCACGCGCAGCCGTTGCGCGCGATTCAGCTACCCCCTCTTCAAAAGTTACCGCTTCAATCACAGAGTCAAACGGCAATGTAACGATTGACCCCGGTGATCGAGCGTAACGACTTGCTCTATCCAGCCAGGCGATACGGCAGATGTACTGTGCTTTTTCACCGTCAATTTTTTCCACCCGGACAATCGCTGTTGTTTCGCGATCATCAATGACTGCACGGTAATAACTACCTTTATGCAACAGGATATTCTTGTCAGTGCGCATATATTCCTGTGGGTTCTGAATAACATCGATACTGATATCCAGCACACCAGACTTAATAGCGCGCTCCACATCACCACGAGAGCGTTTCATTATGGTATCCGCGTCTTTTGCCCTGGTGATCGCAAACCGCAGCACCCGCGCACGTTTTCTGTAGCTACTCAACTGCTCAAGCGCGTATTTTTGCCCATTCCTGTTCGTGCCCGCTTTTATCAGGTCGTCAAGATTGCGCTGGTAATACTCTATCTGCTCCATCGCGCTTTTCAGTTCTGTCTCCATCATGCCGATATCTTTTCCGGCGGCGTTTGCCGCTTTTAGGTAGATATCGAGAGCATTGTTGGCCTCGCGCTGTGCTTTCAGTTTCAGACGTTCTTCACGCTCTTGCGCCTGGCGAGCCATGATTGCGCGGCGTTCTTCCGGGTTTGCCGCCAGCATAATGGCGCGTTCATCAGCATCATCCGCATCACCATTGGCGATCTCTGACATATCGGAGGTCATCACCATCTTGATCCAGTCTTTCTTACGTTTCAGCGTATCCAGACGGAAGTCGTCGAATGTGCCTTTGCCACAATAGTAGTGAACATTGACCTTCTCTTGCGGTGAACCTACGCGCGCACCGCGCCCATTTCGTTGGTCGATACTGGCTGGTGTCCAGGGTAGTGTCAGGTGGTGGATATCGGTTGTCCCGATATGCAGGTTAATACCTACTTCAGCCTTCTTGTTACAGATAATGATGCGCGTGCGCCCTTCGTTATAGTCGGCGGCAATGCCTTCCATACCCTCAAGGCCAGCATCATTTTTAGCTGAGAGATAATCCTCATATTGGGCAAGTTTGCTGTAGTAGGTTTCCCATGCCCCTTCTTTGTATTCACCGTTTTTATTCGGAGTAGGTTCAGTCGGCTTATTCACCTTCTTCAGCTTGATGCCGCCAGCCTGGCTAACGGTCGTCGCATTGATAATGCCTATCTCCTGCTCCGGCATTTGCAGTGCACTGGCGATAATACGGCGCAGCTTCTGGTGCTGGGCTTTTTCATCAATGAAGACAATTTGTTTACCGTTCTTCAGACCTTCACGAAGGTTTTCGATCAGCGCGGCATACTTCGGCGGGATGGGGTGTGATACCTGCTGCAGATCAATCCCGGCGGCAGCAATGGCCTTCAGTATTTCAGCTTCCAGTTCAATGCTGGCACGTATTTCAACATGCGCCGGATGTTCACTAAAGGTGGTCTTCACTACCTTACTGGTGCGCGTACTAACCAGCCCACCAGCGCCGTCTTCTTCGGCCTCGTCTGCATCATCTGCCACTTTACCGCCAGCTACTTTTGGCAGGGCATCAGCAATAGCTTTTACCTTGTCTGCAAGCTCAACGGGGAACTGGAATGTAATCGCACTGGCATACAGATCCGGATCTATAGCAACCTTATCCATGTCGCGGATGATGGAGAAGATGAAATCATCCGGTTTTTCGTTTGTGATATGCCCGTTTTCATCAACCGTCAGCGCATCTTTACTACTTAACTCCTGTGCACGCTTACGAAGCTCTTCATAAGCAGCCTCCTGCTCCCCTGTCATCGGGATCTGCAAGGTATTCTCGACAATATCAGGGATTTTAACCGTCGCCCCGACGTCCGCAGCAGTCTTCAGAGTAGTCCAGCGATGGAAAATACCACGCAGGCCATCAAGGTTCTGGAAGCCAACCAGCCCCTGCTTCTCTTCCACTTCCCCGGAAATTTTCTGGACCTGAACTGTGGCTGTTTTACCAAACACACGAACGAAATCATCAGGCGTAATGATGCCCATGCGCATCCACTCTTCCTGCGGAATGACAGTAGACAGCATGTTGAAGGCATCAATCGGACTGTTCACCAGCGGTGTTGCCGTCAGCATGACTACACCACGCCCGTTGTTGCGTTTCATCATGTACGCAGCTTTTACAGCCATGTCGCGGGCCATCTTGGATACTGCCGGGTTAGGCAAATATGCCAGTTGTCCCGCTTCACGCCCGGCATTAAAGGAGTTGCGGTAGTTATGCCCCTCGTCGGCAATCACGCTATCGAAGTTCATATCCTCAAAGTACGGGATATTCTGCTTCTTCGTTGTACCGGTATCCGCGGCCTGATCCTTAATCTTGTTCTTCTTCTGCGCATCACGGTGTTTACCAGACGCCAGGTCAAGACGCCCCATTTCCACAGCATTAAAGACAGCTTGCTGTGAGTTCTCCTCGATGGTTTTTTCTCGTAGCGGGATAGACGCGAATTGTTCTTTTGTCATGATGACCGTTCGCCAATTTGACGACGGGATCATGTTCATGCGCTGAACGATAACGGCGCTGGCGGACTCTTTCACAACATTTCTGGTAAGAGGCTGCCCGTTACTGTCGAGGCGGGGTTCGCCATTTTCATCAAGCACCGGCGCGGTCAGAATATTGCCGTCTTCATCACGAACTTCATCCAGACCGATAAACATCATATTTGCGAAGGCATCAGCACTGTAGAAGCTCTGTGCCTCGTGATACCAGTTCTGATAAACCGCCTTCGGAACAACAATACACGTGCGTTTAGTGCGACCTGTTTCGAAGTTATACGCCTCAAGCGCAAGCGCGGTCGTGGTTTTACCCAGCCCGGTACCAAATCCCATGATGCCGCGCCCATCTTCTGACAAGCGCCGAACTTCTTCATTCTGATAAGTCAGAGGAATGCGCTTTCCACTAATCCCTTCCAGGCCAAGCGGTGCGTTAGAGTGCGTGAACGGAATGAAGCCATTGAATGCGTCGTTATACTCGCGGGCTATCTGATCCGCCTGCGGGTGGGTGCGTAACCAGTCGTTAAAACTAACTTCCAGTTGAGCAATTTTATCCAGGTACTCGTTAGCGTTCTGCCCACGCGGTTTAACACCGTTCAGGTAGTTTTCTAACTGGTTCAGGAAGCCGTCTTTATTGTTGGCCTTCTTGAACTCATTCCCGTTTTTGCCGTTTACGGTTCGTAGCTGATAGCCGGTAAATACCCCGTCCTTACCTTCGTAATCGTCCGGAGATACCAGAATGCCATCGACGACTTTCAGG